CTTCTTCTTTGGCCTTTACCATTGTGTTAAAGGACTCCGGATTGTTTTCTGACAGGTGAGCAAATTTATCTTTTTTAACAGGTTCCTTTGACGTTTCCGCTGAACAGGCCGACAACAACAGTAGGATCGCAAACAACCCAACAAATAGTTTTTTCATTTTATCCCGCTCCTCCGCTCAATTACCTATATTTTACTTCGGTAGCAATATTTACGCAAGAGAAGGGATAAAGTTTCATGTTTCTTCTTCTACAACAGATACATTTTTAACGTCAATTCTCGACAAAATGACGTTTCCAATGGCAACCGTATTTACATTGAGATCATTAAGCTGTTCGTTTAAGACGAGTGGGTCAAACTCATCTACAGTTGTTTCGTACTCGCCACTATTATGGGTTAATATTTTCAGTTTCATATGGCACCTCCTTCGCTGAGATGTTCAGAATAGCTGATATTACATTTATCGAAAATTCCTTCAGGTCCTGCTCCTAAAATGGGCTCAGCTAGTGTCAGAGTAACATTCATGATGACCGGCTGATTTCCTATCAATTTTTTAATAAGCCAGATACGCAACTTTTTCAAAATGATTCTCCCCCTCTGGATTGGATGAAAAACTGACTAATAATATTTGCATTAATACGGCCCAGATCATCCGGACGGATAGAGACAGTATGCCAGCCTCTTGAAATTTTTTGGTCTCCGTCTTTACTTAAATAAGGAATCAAATCAAGGTCCTGACCGTTCAAGCTGGTCACAGGAACTGAATTACCATCCACAGTTATAGTGACCTTTGTTGGAAGCTTATCGTGCTTGTAAATACCGAATTTGATACCGTGTGTATGATTTGGCAATGTTATGCTGTGAGTGTGATTAGGGATATCAATTTCATGTGTGTGGTTCGGTATAGTAATCGCGTGAGTGTGAGCCGGAACAGTTACGGTATGCGAATGATTCCCACTGCTTCCTGCCGTAACAAGACTTGACGGCGATACGGCTTCAAAGGTAACTCGGAAGTTCGTACCTCCTTGAGGCATAAAGTTTCTTCTCGGAGCAGCAACTCCGCCCGCATCTTCAGCATAAGTAAACATCACGTGAGTATGATCACCACCGCCGCTCGAGGTTTGAGTCGTTCCTCCCCCACTAGAACTTGTTTGTGTGGTACCTCCCCCGCTGCTCGTAGATTTAACTGTCCCACCACCGGATCCAGTGGTGCTAACCGTTGCCCCGCCGCCCTCAATCGCCTGCTCATAAGCCCTGAAGTTATCAGTCTTATACGTCAGTAGCAGCTTATTAATCTTCACCATTTCCTCCGGCAAATAAATCATGATGTCCGCAGGATTGTTTTGGTCGGCATTGTCGTTATAGCTGTAGGCTAATAGGTTTGTGGCGCCCTGGCTATACAATTCATTAATCTGCTGCCTGCGTTCGATATCGGCTTGAGGGGTTCCTAAATCCTCCGTTTTGTTTGCTATCTCTAGTTGTACGTCTCCCGGGTTGCCTTTTATATCAGACTTAGACTCTTTGACTATGCGTGCGTCAAACGTTCCTAAATCATCATCAATCCATCGAATGACCCGGCCCATTTTAAGCTTGTCAATGTCCTGCCCGGTGATTCGGGATACGTCAGCTGCTGTTCCGCGGTAGGTGACTTTCGGCACCTTCCATTTTTCAAGCAGCGCAATTGCTGAAGCTTTAAGTGTTTCCGGATTCTCGAAACGCTTGTCCACCCAAATGTATGGACGGACTCCGTATTTCGCGATTGACGCTGCGTCTTCCACAAAAGGTATACCGCCGTTGACCGAGCTAATCGTCAGCTGGTTATCTCCTTCGCCGTAACCGAGTGGATATATCCGGTTAAAAATAACAGCCGGATCATCGTCCCTTTCAATTCCTCGTTGATTATAACCATACCTGGCTACACATGATACTTCCGCCTCCGGTTCTACTAGATTGAGTGTCCAAGGATAGGACTGAGTATCAAACGTCCACTGGTAAGGTTGGTCAAATGGTTTCGGGATAGAAAACATAGGACCAAGCAAGCCGTTTTCGTTCTCATATTTGTAAGAGAAATAACGGACAAAATCGACTTTGCCCCGTTTCCAATGCTTTGTGGTCTGCTTGTTTAATAGATAATCGATGTTGGCAGCTGTGGTCAGGTTGTCCGTTTGATGATACAAAAAGAGCACGTCGTCCAGCAGGGTCGCTAGTACGTGCTCCAAGGTATAAGTTATTTCCTTTGACGATTCGTTTTTAACGGTTGTGGACGGAATGATACGAAACAGGCCAATGTATTCATCATAATCCCAAACTTCCACATAATGCAGTGGCTGACAGTGAGCGTTTTTAGGATCGTTTATCGGTAGTGTGAAGGACGCCAGCCAAACAGCGTTAAATGTCTTTTCATAGCCGATTTTAAAAGCATTTTCTAGGATTGCTACTGGATGTAACTGCCTGTCTAATATTTTTATCAAAGTCTCACCTCCATACAAAAAGAGCCACCGTTTGGTGACTCTTTGTTAGCGCGAAGTTTCCTCCGATTATGCTATTTATCAGTGAAATACGTTAGTGTTATTTTCCCATACTCGCTGAAATCACTTCCCACCCATCCACCATTTTTAAGATATTCTCTATCTCCACTGTGTTTCAGTAAAGACGTTGTCATATCTTGATGTGTCAATTTCCAAGTGCACCAACTTATCCCGTTGTTTTTAAGCTTTCTAACGAAGTATTCAGCCATTTCGTCAAACCTTGCTCCATCTCCACTAGGCATCGAATTTCCCCATTCTGTTACAAAGAAGGGAAGTTTGGCTGCAACAACACTGTCAATATTGGCATCAATATTGGATTTTCCAGCGTTGTAACCATTCGCTAAATACATTCCTACATACCAATGTTTAGATAAAAATAGGTTCGGCAAAGATATTGCATTTTGGATAGTATTATAAAGACTAACCAATGAGGATTCATTTACCCCTGTCAACAATATCCCGTTCGGGTTTGTTGCTAAAACTTCCGGTGCAACCTGGGCTATAAAACTAGCCATATTCTCATTTGTTTCATAAAATGGTTCATTTGTTAACTCCCACAAAATATAAGGGTCGTTGGGGTACTTTTGTGCAAAATAGTTAAAGAACGACTTTGCTTGCTGCACGTAGCTCAGTATGTTTTCATCTGCAAATGTGTGCCAGTCCACAATGCAATACATATCCAATTGTTTGCAATAACTGATTAAGGTATCCATTTGTACCCTTGTTTCAGTCACAGCATTTATATACCCTGTGCCTAAACTTGGTGTGGTTTTAATATAGTCCCTATCAGTTACATATGCCGTCAGACGCAATATATCAATCCCGTAATGCTTTAACGTTTTGACAGCTTCAAATGTATGGAGTGTTTTATATTGTAGTAAATGGTGAGTACCAATGCCCCTTAATTGGATGGGTTTACCTTTACTATTTGTTAACTGCGCATTGATGCATTTTAGTTGTCCGTTATATTTGACCCCGTTTTTATTTAAAATAAAGTCTTTTAGTTCTGATCGCATGCAGACAACCTTTGCCTCAACTATAGGATCAAAACTCGAGTTATTATGCGAAATGTTTAAATCACCCGAAAAGTAAAAACTAGGGAAATTCACATTGTTTTGTTCTATGGTTCGGGTTTTCTTATTAAACAACACAGTGATTACATTTGTCTGAAAAAAATTATTAGCTCTATCAACCAATGTCGCTCCGGATAATCCGTATAGTTTGCCGCTGGTTGAAAGTGCTATGGCCAGGCAATTATACGTGTTAGACCAAAATACCCCTTCCCCGCTTGTCGCCGTGCCTCTATCCTTAATACCTTGCACCATATATTTAGGATTTAATAGGTCAATATCACTTTCAATTCTCAAAATGACATTGAATGTGTCCTGGAACAATACATCACTCTGACCGTATGTTTTTTCGTTGACGTTAATAGAGCCAATTTTACGAATGATTTTATCTTTTAAATATTGGTCGCCAATTCCAGCAAGACCCTTTAGTTTTACTGAGTTGCTATAAGAGATCGCCTTTACTGTGTTTTCACCGTTTTTAATTGATACAGTAAGACCATTAATGTCCAAGTGGACAATCGTACATCCTTCTGTCCATGTTGTTGACAGAGCTCCATTAGTTGCCCGATATAAGGATTTACCATTAATTCTTAAATCATCAATTAATTTATTGCTAAAGTTTGTGATAATTCTATCTACAAACCAATAATACCCATGTTCTGCTATATGTTCAGACACTTTATTTTCAATATTCTGTTCTAAAATTCCGAATCCGTTTATGGACTTTAGTTGGAATTGTTTGTTCAAATTTTCAACCAATCGTGCGTCAACATCGTTAAGCCGTTCGCCCATTGTTAATTTGCTCCCTCTTGCCTGGACGACTTCCGGAACCACATCACCGCCAGCCGTTTGTTCCCGGATAATGTTGTTCAACTCCGCTCGGGTTTGGTCAACGGTATTCTTTGCAACATTTGCAGTCGTTACCGCATTGGTGGAATTGTTCTCAGCGGAAATAGATTTCCTCAAAGCTTCATTAGCATTTTCGATTGATTGATTTAACTTTGGATACGCCTGCCTCAGCGTATCCGAACCTTGTAATTTAGGTGCATCTGCCATTTATCACATCCTCCTTAAACATACTGATAGGTGAGACTTTCACTGGCGGTTAAATTTAAATTTGAACCGCCTACGGTGATAACGTTCTTTCCTGGCAATAAGATCGGAAATATGCCGTTTGTGAAAGATAAATCCGTCACTCCATTTACCTTCACAATGTAGCGGTCTGCAATCTCGATTGTTTTATTTGTGAACGTACCGAGTGTCAAAGTTTTCCCGTTTGCCGAAAAACTCACATTTGTGCCGCTTCCCTCTATAAGAAGCGTCAAAGGGATGGCAATTGTTCCATTATTGATAATTTTGAAGGTTTGTGGCTTTGTTATTTGCCTGTTGCTTAAACCAGTATCTAACCTAATATCACTCATAATTGGCAATTCACTGTCTAAAATAATTTTATCTGAAGATAACAAGAATTTCTTATAAGGATAATTAGCGACTAACTGTAATACGAATGACCCTTCATCAGGTAGACGTTCTGGAATAATTTGAGTCGCTAATTTTACCATATAAAACTTGTCCTGCTCATAATCCCTTACCATTTTCACCTCTCTGGGTTGACCAAAATGATCAACCCAAAATTCTATAAATCTATTAAATTTTTCTTGCATAACGGGATAAACCCTTTCATCTATCCGTAGTGGATATGAGAATGACCTTGGACCAATATCAGCACCAAAATCCCACTCCCCTGCCATTCCCGGAATGGACAATGTTTTTCTTGTGAAGTTAGGAGTGATCGGATCCTCATGACCCGGCTCTGGCTCGAAGCCAAAGTCCTCAAATCGATATTTATCATCCATCGTAATCATGGGCTAACCACTCCTAACGTTCTGGCTTGTATTTTGTTATTAGAATTGATAGTGCGACTCATACCCGGCGCCATTTGCGTATTGAGCTCCCGAGTATCCAGGTAGACATGAACGGCAATATCTCCGCTGGCGCCGCCAATGTTACTGGCGATTTCTTTTCCAAGTTGGTTAATTGCCGCCAATGCTAAACCATTGTCACCAGCTGCAGGACTGCTGCCGGCTCCAATTTGGCTCGGCTGCCGGATGGTCGTCATGTTCAGTTTGGGCACATCAAATGCAAGAGCGTTTTCCATGGCGCCAGTTATGGCTTGTCCAACTTTTGCAGACTTACTAACAGCAAAGTCACTTTTTTCTTCTATCCCAATCCCAAGGCCCTCGGTTACAAATTCACCTAGCATTGCCATAACCCGGGATGGTGATTTGATACCCATGGCATCCTTGAAGCCTTTTGTAAAACTGGATGCAATCTTTTTAGCGATACTAACAACTTTAGAAATCTTACTGGTGACTCCATTGACCAAGCCGGTAATGATATCCGAACCTAGCCCCTTCACCTTACCAGGTATCTTTTTGATTTCATCCACAATACCATCGAAAGTATTTTTCCCTGCAGCCGCAGCATTTCTTTTCATATCGTTGGTAAATGCTATAACTTTGGAAATCGTATTTACTAAAAATGACCATATCTTCCCCGGCAATTCTTTGATGTAGTTAACAACATTTTGGATAAAAGTGCTTCCAGCGATTATCGCCTTAACTTTCATATCTTGAACAAATGTCGCAACTCTTGTAGTAGTCTCAGTCAAGAATGTCCATATTCTACCCGGCAGTTCTTTAAAGTACTTAATGGTATTATTTAAAAACTCGGTCCCTGCAGCGATGGCTCGCTCTTTTAAGCGCGCTCCCCAGGCTTCAATTTCCGCGATGGTTAAGACTAGGAAAATTAACACTTTCACCGGCAATTCTCGGAAGAATTCAATCATATTAGCTATTCCTTCGGATATTGTGGAGACCATCCGCCCTATACCATAACCAACGGCATATGGGATATCTTCGAGGAAAAGTTTCGTTAGAAATGCCATTATTCTACCCGGCAATTCGGCTAGAAATGAAACAAAATTATTAAATGCTGTGGGAATAGTTTCAGTGAAAAATCTTACAATGTTATCTTTTATTTCAATCAATCTAGCAATTAGCTTTTCTTTAAACTCGTTAAATTTCGCTACTATAGCAGTAACCATTTCAGAGGTTTTTTCAGATACCTTATCTTTTACCTCTGAGAATTTCTCAACGATTGCATTCCAAATCTCAATGGATTTTTCTTTGATTTTATCCCAGTTCTTCCACAGCAGAATGCCTATAGCGATAGCCGCAGCGATGGCGGCAATTATTCCCCAAACTGGTGCTGAAATCCCTCCAAGGAATACGCCAAATGCTTTTATTAGCGGCAGAGCCTTCTTGACAAACATTATGATTGATCCAAAACTATTTAGGAGCATTCCAGTTACAATTAAAAGTGGTGGGATGGCAGCTACAATCCCGGCAATGATCACTATCACCTTCTGAGTGGTTTTACTCATGTTTGCGAATTCCTCTATGACCGGCTTGACCGCATTAACCAAATCCGCAAGCATGGGAATAATGATGTTTCCAATTGTAATTCCCATGTCAGTAAGTGTGTTTTTAGCCATTGCCATTTGAGATGCTGTTGTCTTATATCGTTGCTCGGCTTCTTTGGTCAATGCACTGTTTTTATCCCAAGCATTGCTTGCTAAGTCTACAGAGCTTGCAAACAGCTCACTTGCGTTCCCGGCACGGAGCAAGGCATCCCGCAAGCGCACCTCGGTTATGCCCATTTCTTGTAGCATATTAATGGCCGACTCGCCAGCAGATTCAGCATTACCAAGCCCATTGATAAATGATCCGAGGGCGCCCATCGCATCTTGTTCAAACGCCTTTTTAAATTCCTCGCCCGTCATGCCAGATATTTTTGCAAAGTTTTCTAAATCGGTTCCGGCTTTTACTAATGCTGTCAACTCGGTTTTAGTCATGCCCATATCTTCAGCCAAGTGTCCAAATGCTTTTCCGCTGTGCGAAGCCATCATTTCAACTTCACGTAGACTCATTCCAGCAAAGTTGAGCATTTTTTCAACTTCTGTAAATCCGGTAGAAGTGGCGACTTGCATTGCAATCATGGCCTTACTGATTGCTGATCCACCCATCTCCGCTTCGATTCCAACGGAGGATAGAGACGCTGCCAAAGCCATTATGTCGGCTTCACTCATGCCTATTTGGGCACCAGCACCCGCCAAACGCATGGCCATGCTGACAATCTCGCCCTCTGTGGTGGCCAAGTTGTTACCCAAGTCAACGACAACAGAGCCAAGCTTGTCAAAGTCCTTTTGCGACATATTGACGATGTTCGCAAATCTTGCAAACTCAGTCGCCGCGACATCCGCAGTCATATTTGTAGATTCGCCCAGGTCAATCATGGTCCGGGTAAAGCCCAGGATGTTTTCTTTCTGAATACCCAACTGCCCAGCTGCCTCAGCGACCGCAGAAATCTCACCCGCACTAGCCGGCAAGTTCTTACTCATATCCCGGATACCGTCACTTAATTGAGCAAATTCCTCTTCAGTCGCGTCTACCGTCTTTCGCACCCCGGCGAACGCAGACTCAAACTCAACCGCAGACTTGGTAGCAAGGCCGCCCATTGCAACAACGGGAGCCGTCACTTTCATTGTTAAATCTTTACCAACTGTCTTCATCTTGTCGCCGGTCTCTTGCAGCTTCTTAGAAGTTTTGGCAAGAGTATCTTCTTGCTCTTTCAACTTCTTATTGGTAGTCGAAATTTCATTGGCCAATTTTTGTTCCGCGGTTTTTGCCTCGAGCAGCTGAACCTCATACTTATCAACTTCGGCAGAATTTTCGCCATACTGTTTTTTGGCCAATTCAAGTTGTTGCTCAAAATTCTTCACTTGTTCCCCGGCCAGATCATGGGCCTTGGTGAGATGCTCCATTTGTAACTTTAGCTTGTCTGCCTCGGATGCATTCTCACCCAGCTGGGCAACTTGCAACTCGTATTCAGCTGTTAGCTTTTCAGTCTGCGATTCAAGTTGTTCAGCTTCGCTTTCTAATTTGCTCATCGCTTCTTCAGCTTTACGCGATTCCTCGGCTTGTTCCGATAGACCGGCATTGACTCGCTCCATCGCTTCTTCCAGAGCCATTTCAGCGCGCTCAGCATCCAGTAATTTCCCGTGCATCTGAGCAAGCTGGCCAGTGGTCGTTTTAGAGTTTTGGGCCATTGCCTCATACTGAGTACGCAACATCTCTGTCCGCTCTTTTGCAGCACGCATCTGGATTTCAAGCTTCTTCTTTTCTGCAGAAAGTTTTTTAGTTGCGTCAGCATCTTTTCCCATGGCAGCCACATGGTTGCGGTATTCTTTAGCAGCCGCATTCATAATTGCGTTTATATCACGGACGGTCTTCGCATACTCAACCTGGCCGTCCATCTTAAAATTTAAAACAACGTTACTAGCCTTTTCGGCCATATCACCTCACTCCTTTATATAAATGGGGTTTGGTCTAAATAATGAATTTCTTTTTCAGGATTAAGAGCATCTGGATGGTTGAATTTCAAATGCATAATGTATTGCTTCAACCAATGAGCCGGGGTAACATTCCAAAAGTGGTCCATGCTCCAACCAAGTAGTGTGTTGCCAACATAAAAATAAAAGTCCCAATCCAGTTCGTCGGATTGAGACTTATTCATCAGCTTTTTTTTTCAGTTTTTATTTTCTGGGCATCCTGTGCTTGGAAGATTTGGTTGTTAAATAATCGAAAGGCCACCTGGAAGATGTCCGGAAGGTCCGATAACGGAATTGCACCTTCAACCTCAGAAACAGTTGCATCCATCCCACCGCTCCGAATCATCGCATAAATCAAAGCATTCATCAGCCTGACTTCATTTTTACCAAGTGATACCTTCCCTTTTTTCAACATGAGATTGAGGTCTTTTTCAAAAACATGATACGGTTTCCCATATGCCTCTTCTAAATAAGGGAAACTTTTGAATGTAAAAATAACCGGGATATCCACCCCTTGTATCTGGATGGTATCCCGGTTGATATCCACATTTACTAAATCTCTTAATTTAGCCATTGTTTCAGCTCCAATCTATTTTAAGGTGCTGGTACGAGCAAATCTAATTGCGATGCATCCGCAATCACTTGTTTCATGAATTGCTCTGCTGTAATCCCAAGTGCTGAATCCCGAACTTCCGAAAAGTCTGCGACTGTCACATCATTGTTTAGTAAGGCCGTCGCTTCAAATACATTTGAAATATCCTTCACTTCTGCATTTTCATCGACCGTTTCAAAAGTTTCTTCGGTCAATGTTTTTTGGACCCGTGGATACCAACGGGCAATACGGGATCCGTCCGATAGTGGGGCAATGAAGCCCAGGGCGAACATTGGAAATTCTTTAACTTTTGATGTTCCAAAAGCAACCCCTTTTTCAGCAGTAATGCCGTCCATTTTATCTTTTACTTCCTGCGGCAGGGCCACGTGAGTAAGATTAAGCGTAAATTTAGAGTTTTTAGAGGCATTTACAAACATTTTGTTAGATGCCCACTTAACGGTAGAGGTTGGGTTACCCGCTATACCGATAGACACGATGTTGTCCAGCTGATAGATTTCAGGATCGTATGTCGGGATGGCATCCCGAGCATCTTTACCACCAGTCATAAAGGCGATAAATAGCGACTCAACTCCTACTGGATAAAGTAACTCCTTGGCTTTTGGCATTCAAATCATCCTTCCATTTTCTTAATAATTTTTTCTAGCATTATTTCAGATACTTTTTCGCTTTCAGAATCCCAAGTATTGCGAACCATATGTCGGCCCTTGACTCGCCCACGGCCTCCGGGTTTCCTATGACCGTGTTCGACAAGATGCCAATACCAACCAGCATTCTCAAAAACAACCTGTACTTTGTCGCCTTTAACAATGACCTTTAGGCTGTCCCGTAGATGTTTTGAGTTTCGATCAGCCAACGGAATCTTCGGCTTTAATTTGTCGGCAAAATACTTCGCCGCCTCTTCCAACACATCCAATGTGACTTGCTTATTCACGTTCAGCAGCGTCTTCATTTGCTTCAGCATGTCCTCAAAACCATTGTTGTTTTTCACTGGACGCACCTCACATAAGTGATAAATTGCGTGATTGTATCGTCGTTTTCATCTAACGGAATCCCAAAGAACATCTCATAAGGAACGCTATGCCGATTGAAGGCCTCT